GGTTCACGTGTCGGCGGAAAGGCACCCCCCACGTGAGGTATTTGGTGTCCCTGTCGAAGACGACCTCGTTGTTGAATCGCAACTGCACGCGTTTGATGGTATTGTAGTTGTTGGGCAAGTTTTTCTCTTCGGCGTACGCCGACTGGGAGACGAAAAACATCTCGCGCACCGGACCTTGGAACTTCAAGAGCACCGCGCGCTCGGTCTCCCCGTCTTTTATGTCGAATTGTGAGACGTTCAACTGCGTGATGAGGTACTCCATCGGCCTGCTCATGACGTACGCGCGCTCCTCCTCACCCAAGAAGACCATCTCCGTGTCCAGGGACAGGTTACGAATTTCTCCCGTCGCCACCGTGCTGTCCGGGGCCACGAGGGCGCCACCCATGAAGAGCATCTCACTGAATGGGCGGAGGGTGAGTCGAACCTCCACCAACTGTTTCGTCAGCGCACACGAGGGGATGGCCAGGGAACTGTTTCGGTGGAAATAAAACGGTAAATCCATGTAGTACGTGTACGTGCGGTCGGAATAGGTGAGGAAATTCCCGTGGCCATTCAGAAAGTAAATCGATTGCTCCACGTCGTCGGAGTTGTGCCACAGTTGGTTGTAGATGTAAATGAATTCACCCGTCAAACGCTGAATCACCTGGTTACCTATGACCAAATCCGCGTACTCCACCATGTGCGAACACACACTCGGGGGGTAGTAATTGTCGTTCTTCCCAAAGTTATCCGGCGACGGATCGGTCAGCGTGATTTTGACCGTCATATTTCGAATGAGATCGCCCTTGTTTTGTGGGATTCGACAACTCACCGTGCGGCCGAAGTCCACGGGGTTCCCATCGAACGGGGTCTCCACGGAGGCGATGGAGAAGGGCGTGTGGCGACGGAATCGACTCAAAAACAACGAGTGCGAGGGTTCGCCTGTGAGCCACTGATCGATAAGACCGGTGGTCGCTAATTCCAGGCGTCCAGCCATATTACTATAGTAAGTGAGTAATTTTTTAACAAAAAATTATGAACGACAATGGTAGATGAATTTGCAACTCAAGAAATTCGACCCTTCTAAGATTGCAGACGACCGAGTGTGCGTGCTGATCGGCAAAAGAAACACAGGGAAATCTTTTTTAACACGCCACCTGATGAGTTTCAAGAAACACATCCCATCCGGGGTGGTGTTGAGCGGGACAGAGGAGGGCAACGGGTGGTACGGCAAATTCGTCCCCGATCTTTTCATCTACCCGGACTTTGATAAAGAAGCCATAGAGAGGGTGATCGAGAGACAAAGAAAACTCGTCAAGGGGGGGAGAAAACAAAACGTCTTCATGATTCTCGACGACGTGATGTACGATTCTAAAAATCTCCGAGAGACGTGCATCAGACAAATCTTCATGAATGGTCGTCACTGGGGGATTTTCTTCATGTTGTGCATGCAATACTGCATGGACATTCAGCCAGCCTTGAGGTCGAACATAGACTACGTGTTTGTGCTCAGGGAGAACATTCTCCAGAACCGGGAAAAACTATGGAAAAACTTTTTCGGGGTCATCCCGACTTTTGATATGTTTAACAAAATCATGGATGCGGTCACGGAAGATTTCGGGTGTCTGGTCCTCGACAACACCCAAAGGAGCAATAAAATCACCGATTGCGTGTATTGGTACAAGGCTCCACAACACAGACCGTTCAAGTTGGGATCGCGGGCGATGTGGGCCATGCACAAGAAAATGTACAACCCAAAATACGACTCCGACCCCCAGGTGGACCCGAAAAAGGCGACGAAGAAGACCGCACTCACGGTGACGAAAAAAAAGTAGGTGCGTTCACAGACGAATGCAAAAACCTGAGGTACAATTAAATGTCTACGGATATCCAGGCGTTGAATTTAAACGACGACGGCGAGGGGTACGTACCCATCGCACCGCCCATCCAGGCTGCGCCCCCGCCACAGACGCCCCCTCCCCCACCGCCGGTACAAAACGGGGGGACAAACAACGCGTCGACCTCTTTCGTGCCGCGGAATGATGACAATGAAAAAAATGTGCGTTTACAACAAAACACCATGATGGACAGTACGCCCATTCACGACGTCTTGGGTGGGGACGAGATGATGCCCCTCGAACCGCCGGCCATGCAACAACAACCGAGGATGCAAGGCATGATGCACGAGGCCCCGCCGCAAACGCAAATGGCCATGGGTGGGATGATGATGCAACCGCAACAACAAGCGCCCCAGGTCGTGGAGTCGAAGAATCCCCTCAACCTCACGGACGATCAGTTGACCGCCCTCCTCGTCGCAGCGTGCGCCGCGGCCTCGATCTCCAAACCCGTGCAGGACAGGTTGGTCACCGCCGTGCCGAAGTTTTTGTCAGAGTCCGGGTCTCGCTCGATGGTGGGGTTGGCCGCCACGGGCGCCGTCGCCGCCGTGCTCTTCTACGTGACGAAGGGCTACGTCGTCAAGAACTGATTCGTTCATTCGTCACTCACGTGTTCACCACAAAACTTTTGTTTCCCCCCTATTCTTTCGTACACGCCAATCTCAACGGCGATGTCTCTCAGTCGAAGGTAGTTTTTCCAAAACTTTTCCGAGTGGGAGTATTCCGGCACCGTGCAGTGGGCCAATTCGTGCAAAAGCACGTGAAATATTTGGTTCGGGGTGCCATCCAGGCAAATGCAAATCTCCGCCCCCTTGTTCGTGTTGTAGGCGACGCCACCACTCATGCGGTGCACCGCGGTGATCGGGATAGGGTGGGCGAGGCGACCGAAGGTCTCGTGTCCGCGCAAGTGGTGACGCAGGCGGGCGTAGCGCTCTTTCACCTCCACTAAGTGCGGTGGGTCCTGAGTCGTCGAGAGCACCCAAACGTTGATGAGGGCCAAAATTAAAAATGCAATCATCATTTCCTATTGTATACAAAGATAAATTTACTGTAGAATTGTGAAACCTCCTCCCCACCGATGGGTTCCCACGCGTGCAATCTAAATCCTAAACGTTCGAGGTGGGTGACGAGGAGGTCTTTGTACGCCACCGGTTCACTCATGGGTCCGCGTTCGGTGTAGTACGGGGTGTCCGCGAGGTACACGAAGAGTTTTTCCCCGAATCGCCCGTACCCACACTCGCCCGGTTTCGTGAGGAAAAAACTCCCGTCCGACATTTTGAGGGGGGTGCGTCGCAACACCCTGTCGCTGTCCGGGACGACCCCCACGAAACGTGTGCCGAGACGCGCCCGGTCTCGAATCGCACGAAGGGTCTCGTGGAAGAGTTCCTCCGTCGCGAACACGTATTGCAGAGAGAAATTGTAACAGATGACGTCAAACTTTCTCTTCGGACACGCGTGGATGTCACCGTGGTAGAAATTCACCGACAAATTCATCGCTTTCGCACGACGCTTCGCCTCCTCGAGGGCCGTGGCCTCTGGGTCACACATGTTCACCCTCGCCCCCACCTGTGCCCACTTCTGGAGGTCCCCACCGAATCCCGCACCCACGTCCAGGATGTGTTCGTCCCTCCGGGTGACCTCGCGTATGAGCGCGCGCTTGACGTCGTTGTGAAATTTACGCACCCCCTCCATCTCACTCTCTCACTCCCAACGAGAGAAACCCCTTGCCTTAAGGCAATTTTATTCTTTTTTTACAGTATGAGTCTCGAAGATTTCATCAAGGCTTGTGCCATCTTAGGGGAAGGCATCGTGTTGAGTCATCACTACATATGGAGAAGGAGGGGGTAAATTTTTATTTTTGTAAATGTTCCAGGGAACAAGAAGAGTTAAAGGCATTTTGTGATATTTATGTATACAATGTTTGAAAAGACCTTCTCCGAAAACAACCCTCACGTCGGTGCGGCCGTCGATCAGTGCCACCTCGACCTGACGTACGGACTCGTTCGCGCTCACAAACCGAAATCCATCCTCGAACTCGGCGTCGGCTCTGGGCGCACCACGGCCACACTCATCAAGGGTGTGCGCGATAACGGCGACGAGAAAAACGCGCACATCACGCTCGTGGATAATTGGGAGGATTGGAGGGGTGAAAAACCCAAAGACATCTTGGAAGAAATCGAAGGCTACGTGGAGGTCGTCGATAAACCGGAACGCGATTTCGTGTTCGAGGCGAGACAGTCGTGGGATTTCATCTTTTCCGACGCCGATCACTGGAACACGGACAAGTGGTTCGATTACGTGTACGACCGTCTGTTGAAAAACAACGGTGTGCTGATTTACCACGACGTCTCCAAGCAGGAAGGGTTCCCAAAAGAAGAATTGCGATTTCCCAATCTTTACAACATCCTCCTGAAGTGTCGGGAGAGGGGCATCGCGCACGCACACTTCGACCGGTCGTCGTCCGAGGGCGAGCGGTGTTACCGAGGTTTTTTGGTGATTTTCAAATCGCAGTTGTGTAAGGTCGTACCGAGTGAGTTGAACGCTATCACGATAGTATCTTAACGTCACACCATGGAGTGTTGCAGTCTCCGCAAGGAGCGAAACGCGGCGATCGGTCGCGCGGACATATGTGCCTTCGCGAACGCGTGCGTCGTCGACGGGTTGTGTGACGAGTGCGCGTTTTCGGCGATGGAAGACGGGTTCGAGATGTGCGGACGAGACCCAGATCTTGGGACGCTTCGCGCGGCGTGCCTGGACATCCTCACCACGTGCCGTCCAGATCTCGCGAACTTTGACTTTGTGAGTCCGTCGAACGCAGAGGAGCCGGTGTTCGACCTCTACGTGGGGTGGGTGCTCGAGAGCAAGGTGCCGCACCTCTTAGATTGGCTCCTAGCGCGCAAACCCAAGCGCAGAACGCTGAGCAACCGCGAGATGGTGGACATCTTGGCGGACTTGGATTTCGTCACCAAGGATGAGGATCGCGCCGTGTGGGACACCCGTGCGTGCCTGGAGGTGCTTTCGAAACACATGCACGTGCCGATGACACGGAAGGTGTTGGAGGTGGCGGCGTCCCAGGGCCACGAGTCCTTCATACGGTGGGTCATGGAGAATAGACAAGAATACGTGTGGAAGCGCAAGGAACTCACCGCGCGCGCCTTCGATATGGGTCACCTCGAGGTCGTCCGCGTGCTCGCGTGCGAGGCCGGTGTGCCCTTCTGTCCACACGAGATGAACCCACGAGACGTCACCCGCGCCCCCACGGAGACGAAGAACCAGTACAGAAAGCGAAAGTTATTCGTAGAGATTTTTAATTTTTTTACACACATATTAAATTGACGTCCTCCCCCTCGAGGGGGTCGAGTTTCCAATTGTACACGTAGGTGTGCACGTGTCCCGTGCCTTGGACGAATTTTTGTTTTTTGAGGTGTTTCCTGTTCTCCCCGACGTCGAGGGCGTTGAGGACGTCGAAACCCACCCTTTTCGCGATCACCACGGCGTGTCTGAGGGCGTCCTCACCCACGGCGTGATGCACGTAGGCCTGTCGCAGTCGCAGTTTCGGGTCTCTCTTCGGCACCCACCCCACCTCGACGAGGGCGACGAATATGCCCTCCTTGGGGTCGACGAAGGCCCTCCCGACCCACTCCTCGGCCCTCGGGAGGAGGGCGAGTTTGTGTTTCCGCGCGTGGTCGTCTAGGAGTTTTTGCACCTTCCAGACGTCCCCGGGTTCCATCACGCGGAGGTGGGAACTCCCCTTGACGTCGAACCATTTATTGTTGAGGTCGTTCGTCTCACAAAACCCTGCGTCGACGAGGCGAGGGACGTTCAAGAGGCGGTGCCAGTAGGAGGCGGTACACACGGGGTGGGGCAACTCCGCGGTGGCGGTGTAAATGGCCTGTTCGATGCCCCGGAGGACGGCTCTCCGGGTGATTTCTTTGATGAGGAGGGGGGCGAGACGTTTGTCCCTGTATTTTTGGTGCACGCACAGAAAGTTGATGACGACGGCGTCGACGTCTTCGCCGTTGGCGTGGAACCCCCTCGGAGAGGCGGCGATGAATCCCACCAACTCTGGCGTCGGCGCTTTCCTCAGGGCGTAGAGGGCGACGTTCCACCACTCGTCCCTCTCGAGCGCCCACCGGAGGGTGGGGACGGTGTATTCGAGGTAGGACTCATCGTCGGCGAGGTAGTGTCTGTTGAAGAAATTCCTCAGATGGTCCTCGCTGGCGGTGCCCCAAAAGTAATTCGGCGGGTCGGGGAGGGGGGTCGACTCCTGCAATTCCTCCAATTTCACCGTGCAATTCGTGGGTTGGGTGTTCCAAAAGTGGTGCATTTCTGTGTATGTGGCGACGCACGTTTTTAAATAGTCAGACTTAAAGTCAAGCCTCGCTACATAATCACAAAGATGTCTTCTCTCACCCAAGATTTCACGACCGTTCCAGGCCAGGCGTTCGCGTGTCTCAGCATCGTTGGGCCGGAGTGTCCGCAAAAAAGCGATAAGTTCGGCATCAAGATTCGCGGCGCCTTCTCGACGAGGGACGAAGCCGCGGCGCACGCGAAGCGTCTCCAGCAAGAGGACTCCACCTTCGACATCTACGTTGTCGATTTGTACAAGTGGTTGTTGATTCCCCCGGACCCGTCCAAGATCGAGGACTCCCACTACACGAATGAAAAGTTAGAGGAATTGATGGAGGGATACCGCCAAAATCAACGAGAGGCGGCGAAGATGTTCGAGGAACGCAAGCGCGACATGATCGAGAACGCGGATAAGAACTACTTCAAGCCCGGGGATGAAAACTCCAAGTTTTACACCAAACCGGACGAGCCGCCGATCTCCCACCCAGCGGAGGTCCTCGAGCGCCTGAAGAAGGAGAAGCCCGACGCCTCGATGGACGACCTCGTCAAGGAGGCGGACGCCATCGTCACCGCCGAGATCGAAGAACGCAAGGCTAAGCGCGAGGCCGAGGCCAAGGCTGAGGCCGAGGAGCCGACCACTGAAAATTAATTTCATATAACAATGTAATATGAGTGCATTCAGCATCACTCTAAATATTTTGACTGTCATTCTCGTCATAGTCACGCTGTTTTTCCAAGGTCACAACGTCGAGGTGAAGGAGGAGGGTATCCTCGCCTCGGCGATGGAGATGATGCGCATCAACGCGAAAGACCCACGGGTGACGTCGCGGGCGTATTTCACGGAGCCTCGATATGGGAACATAGGTAAATTCACGAATTACGACGAATACGCGCCGATAGATAATTACAAGAGGGAGGAAGACTAGTGCGATCGAAGAATCACGGGTTGCATCGTCTTCCCCATGAAAAACCCGAGGAGGAAGACCGCGAAGGCGATGACGAGGGTGTTTTTATCAAGGCTTCCGAGATCGAATTTCTGGGACGGTGGAGGTGGAGGTGCACCGTACCCAAAGTCGTGGGGCGACGCCCACTGTTGGGGTGGTGGTTGCGGTTGGTGGTACTCCTGCTCCATGATGGGCGTCGAGTCCTCGTCTTCATCTTTCGTGGACGGGGGGTCCGGTGTGTATTGAAACGGTTGTCCGATGTCGGTCTCCATTATTAATTAAAACATCGCGCTATTTTTTTAAGCGAAATATTCCGCTTCGCTATCACTCACCTCTTCGTCGTCGATGAACCCCTCGAGGTTTCCATTCTCGTCGGCGTCGGTGTCGTCGTCGGTCTCCCACTCACCTTCGTCGTCGTCGTCGTCCAACTCATCCTCGGTCGGGATGTCCCCCGATTCGGAGTTGAAATCGGAGTCGTGCTCGTCTTCGCTGTAGTCGTCCTCGATGTCTTCGATCTCGGGGACGTAAATCTCCGAAGGCTTCTTGATGATTCTTCCGCTTCTCGTGGTCATGGTGGTCATCTTTTCCTTTTACTTTATTCATCGAGTCTTTCGTTTAAGTATCTCGTCTGAAACCTAATTTTTTGTGAAACCGCGTGTCTCTGGAGTTCTCTCTCGTATTCCCACCCCACCCTGAACGCTAAATCCTCGATTTCTTCGTGAATGTCATAGTCGTTATAAATGCCTAAATTTTGGAGGTGATCGATGGCCCTTCGGAGAAACACCACCCCTTGCGTGGGTTCGGTGAGATACAACTCGCACATGGTCAGGTCGTTCAAAAACGCCTTGAACTCCTCGGGGTTCACCCCGGAATATTTGTGAGCCTCCATCTTGAGTGCGTCGAACTTGTTCAACGCCGGGGGTGTTCGCGTGAGCAAGAAAATCATGTACACCGCCACCAGGGCGAAGATGAGAAACATCGTACTCTGCTACTATCTCCCAAGTTTTTTATACGTGCTCGAAAATATCTTCATCTTCCTCCCCCCCTTGCACTCGCACGCCTGGGTGAGGACGTCCCGTTTGAGGTTGAACGCGCACGTGCGTCCACACGACCGACAGGTGGCGTTCGTCGTCACCGCGAACCCTCCTCGCACTTTTTTCAATTCCATCACCTGCGCGTTCGGGAACCCATCGCCGGCGTAGGTTTGTATGAACGCCTGAATCTCCACTCGAGCCTCGTCCATGGCGGTCGAGCGCCTCTCCTTTTTTTTAATCTTCTTCACGATGGGTGGGCACTTCGTGGGCTGTGGATACAGCATCCTCTTTATTTCACCAGTGAGCGCGTACCGCTTACCTGTGAAATCTTTACAAAACCCATCGGCCCTCCCCTCCAAGGTCTCGCACCGGCAAAAACACTTTTGGGTGATCAAATCCCCGGACACGTAAAACCACACGTGATTCGAACCGTGCTCCCTCCCTAAGTTTTCACAATATTTGGACGAGGTGGAGACGAGGAATTGGTTTTTGTGTTTAAAAATCTTCGTCACCCTCGCCGAGGCCTGTCCCTCCATCGTCGTCCGTATGAACGTCTCGAGGTGGGCACCGAGGGCGTCGTCGTGCACCTCGTCTTTCGTCTCCGCCTTGGAGAATCCACCCTCTCTGGGTTTGGCGACGCTCAGTGCGCTCGGTGGGTGCACCACCTTGGCCGTTGCGTCCTCGTCACCCACCCGCACCGCCACCTCCGAGAGGAGGCCCGGGGTCACGTCCGGAGGGAGGCGAAGCATGGTCGACAGCGGTTTCCGCGTCCACCTGAACACGGGGAGGTAAGGTCCCTCGACGACGCCCTTGGCTTTCTTGTGGGACCACGGCATGCGAAAACCGCTCCCTTTGGCCCCGGTCTTGGGGTCCCCGTACACGCTGCTGTCCACGACGGCGCCCCAATTCACCCCTGGTTTCGCCGTGTGCAAGGCGATGAGGATGTGTTCTCGGAGTGCGCACGCGCTCGCCTGGTCCACGACGAAGCCGGGCCAGTTGAGGTGCACGCCAGTCTTCACCAACCCACCGCCCGCGGGTTTGGGTTCGGCGACGGAGACGACGCAGTCTCCACCCCCGAGGTTAGCCACCTTGGCGCAAATCACCCGACACACCGCCTCGATCTCCTCCAAGGTGAGGGCCTCCTCCCCCTTGTAATCGAGATCGGCGAAAAAGTTATACGCCGGTTGGGTCTTCTGTTCGACGACGAACACCTTCTCCCCGGCGTTCACGGCGTCGCAATACACCTTATAAAATTCAGGAATCTTGTCACACGGGATGCTCAGACATCCGCCGTCCATGAGCACGTGTGAGAGGTTTCTGGAATTCGAGAGATCATTCTTGCTCGCCCACCGGCGAAGCATCTCTTTTGTAATAGTCTCGCATGTCTTTTTTAAACCAGTGGTGTGGGTGCACGTCCGGAAGGTCCTCCTCGTCCGCGACGTCTTTTTTCACCACCAGCAATTCGTAGACCGTTTTATCACCGAGGGTGGCGACGAACGCGTCACCATCCCTCCCCTTGGCGTCGACGATTTCTTTGATTTGGTTGAGTATGAATTTTTTAGATTTCATACTTCTTTACTTAATTACAAATGTTTTTCTGGGCGCAGATAAACACGCGTAAAACTCCGGATTCTTGATGACATTGGTGACAATGCGCTCCCACTTTTTCGGTCGATTTTTAAACTCCTCAAGGGTGTCCCATGACATGAAATCGTTCTCGTCGAACACCCTCTTGATGGGTTGTTTTTGCAGTTTTTTAACCTGCGTCTTCGCCTTTTCGTCCATGAATTTCTTCACCATCTGCGCCCGCTGGGTTTTCGTGAAATTCACGAAGAAGACGTACACGTTGTACACCAATTCCACCGTGGGCGATTCTTTGACCGTGAAGACGTAGGACGTGTATTCCCCGGAGCGGAGGCAGACCGTGCCCCTGGTCTCCTCCTCCAACTCCCTGAGGGCCGTGCGCAGGGGGCAGTTCACCTCCCTCCGCCTGGACCCACCGGCGACGAACCCCCAATCCTTCCATCGCCGGTCGCGAATCGTGAGAAACACCGGTCTGTCCTCCGCGAGACACACCGGAATTGCAATAGCCTTATGTTTTTTCATTTTTCATGTGTCGGTGGACGTAAATCCTAATATCAGCGGATTTATTTTTCTTCGGCGATTTCCTTCACCTCCTCCCCCGCATCTTCGTTTTCGTTTTCGTTTTCACTCGGTGGTGGTGCGTGCATCGGCATCGGCATCGGCATCGGCGGTCTGGGTGGTTCGTTCATTTGCATGAGATGCATCGACACGTTCTTTAACTGTTCGACGTCGTCCTTCGCTTTCGTGAGTTCGCGGAACAGGTAGATCGTCACAAGCAAACAGACGACGACCCCGACGGTGGTCATGAGGTTTTTGTCCATGGAAATCATAATATCACTACATTAACATGTCGCTTTTCTTTTTAAGCGAACATCGCACCCATGTTCGCCCTGGGGTTTTTGGCACACTGATAATCTTGGCCGAATTGGACCGCCTGGAGGTGGCTGTGCTTGCACTGTGGGTCCCGGGACGGTGAGTGTTGTTGTTGGGCGGACGGGGAGTTCACAAAGCGCTCGAGCGTGCGCGATTTGGGGTCGTAGGTCAACACGAAGACGATGACGAGGAGGATGACTGAAGTCCAAAACGTAGACATGTGTTTTGTTATTATAAAACTAGAGATTTAGTTGGCCCACTTGAGAGCCCCCATGCCCTGGGAAATCGTGAGGCAGTTCACCGATTGCGCGTAAATCGTGTCGTTGGACGTGGACGTCTCGTTCACGAGGCGCGCGCTGTCGAGGCGGGAGAAGTTCACCGTTCCCGTGACTTGACTCTTGGACGTGTCGAGGCAGAACGGGATGAGCATGAGGTCGTCCTCGTCGGAGTTCAAGTCCGCGTTCGAGGTGTGGTAGTACAACGGGACCAAAGTGAAGTTCGGGCGAGACAATTTGTAATCCGAGATGTCGACGCCGTTCATTTGCATCTTGATGCGGTTCGTCGCCGTGAGGACGTTGACCGAGGACGCACCAGAGGCCGTCGGGGCGGCGGCCAAGAACTTGATCGGGTGGTTGAACCCGCTCAATTCGTGAATCTTCGCGTTGGATGCGATGCTCTTCTGCACGGTGGGGATGATGAGGTTGATTTCTTTGGAGGCGAACATCTCGCGCTCCGCGCTGTCGAGGGTGATGAAATTCGCGTAGCACTCCCACTTGGAACCCCCGGCGAGGGCACCCCAGGTGATTCGGAGTTCGACGTCGTGGTAACTGAGGGCGACCAACGGGATGCAGTGTTGGTAGGACTCGCAATTGAAGAAACGCAGGGGGTAGAACGTGTTCGCCCCGGAGAGACCGGCGAGGCGAGACCTGCTGAGGTTCGAAGCCATCAACTTGGGGGCGATCTTCGTCGTCCACACGGCGTCTTGTTCATCGATGACTTGGCCACCCACGAGAAGTTCGACCTTATCGATGACGGTCGTCCAATCCGTGATGGAGGTGTTGGCCTGAGGCGTGCCACTTCCCACGATCGGCGTGAGGTAGATGTAGGAAAGCAAATCACCACGTCTTTCGAATCGGACCGTCGACATACCGCTGCCGGTGACTCGACCTTGGATCACTTGGCGCTCAACCTGTTGGGCGAAATGCGTCGAGCGTCGAAAGTTGCTTCGAAAATACGAAATTTCGGGTTGGCCCGTGATCAGGGCATCTTGGGCGCCGTAGGCGAGCAACATCGTCTGTCCAGACATGGGTGTTAATTATACTATTACTCTGAGATTTTATCCACAATGATATGTCACGCCCACGAAAGCGGCGGTGTGCACCGCGTTGTGCCTGGTGGTGATTTGACCCTCGGCGTCGAGGTACCGAAGTTTGTAGGCAGGCTCCGTGTCCCCCCACGGAACGTCCTCAAACTGGATTTGGTCGTGTTCATCGAGAATGTTCACCCACTCCTCACGCACCTCTGAGAGATAGTCCTCCGGTGTCGCCGGTTCCACCTTTGTTTCGTTCACCACTTTCTTGTACACGGTGCGCGTGCGTTCCACCGCACCGGGCGTCTCCGAAGGGACCTCGTCGGTCACGATGTTGAAATAGCCGTGCACGTACGTGTTTTGTTCTTCTACGCCGAGGTCCGACCACACCTCTGG